GAACCCACCGAGACGACCGCCCCGATCGTGGTGCCCTGGCACGGGGTCCTCGCCCCCGAAGGGAAGTGGTCCGGCGACGGACGCCGGTTCGCCGAGAACTCCCTGTCCACCCGGGACCTGCCGCTGCCGCTGACCTGGCAGAAGACCTCCGACGACGGACACAAAGGCTCGGTCACGGTCGCGAAGATCGCCCGGGTCGAACGGGTCAACGGAGAGATGCGGGGCACCGGAGAGTTCCTCACCAACCCCGAAGCCGACGAGGTGGTCGGCCTGCTCGCCGCGTTCGGCAAGTTCGGAGTATCCGTCGACGCCGACGACACCGAGTTCGAGTTCAACGAAGACACCAACCAGATCACCTTCACGTCGGCCCGGATCGCGTCCGCGTCGATCGTGTCCATCCCGGCGTTCGCTGAAGCCTGGGTGACGCTCGGCCCGCCGCCCGACGACTTCATGCCCGCCACCGACCTGGTCGCCGCACTGGTTGAGGCGGTCGACGAGTTCGTCTCCGACAAGCCGTGGTCCGACTTCACCCAAGCCGACTACACCCCGACCCAGTGGAAGTCGGCGTGCGTCATGCACGTCGCCGACCCGGAGACCCCGATGAGCAACCACAAGTTGCCGATCAAGGAGCCCGGCGGAGCGTTGAACCGGAACGGGGTGCACGCCGCAGCAGGCCGGTTCAACCAGACCCAGGGTCCAGCGGAGGCGAAGGCAGCGGCGAAGGCCCGGCTTCGTGGCGCATACAAGCAGTTGGGTGAGGACCCGCCCGACGTGTTGAAGGCCGACGGCAGCACCGCAGACTTCGGACGCGGCCCCGGCTGGGTCACCCACCCGATCGCCACCAAGCGGATCCACGACTACTGGACAGTGCCCGGCCAGGAAGGCTACGCGAAGATCGGCTGGGGCACCCCCGGCGACTTCGACCGGTGCAAGGTCGAGATCGGCCAGGAGATCGCCGAGGAGGACCCGGAGAAGGTCGCCCTCTACATGAACCAGATCTGCAGCCAGTGGCACCACGACGCGACCGGGTTCTGGCCGGGGCATGCTCCCGCCGAGCGTGCGGGTTCGCTCGGTGGAGAAGCGGCACCCGCCCTATCCCTGGTAGCGGCGGGTGCCGTGTGTGCGCCCGCACCCTGGTTCGCCAACCCGAACCTGACTCGTCCCACCCACCTGACCGTCGCCGACGACGGACGGGTGTTCGGCCACATCGCCGAATGGGGCGTCTGCCACATCGGGTTCGACGGGGTGTGTGTGGTGGCCCCGCACTCCGACAGCGACTACGCCTACTTCGCCACCGGCCAGGTTCTGCTCGACGACGGCAGCACCGCCCGGACCGGAGTGATCTCCCTCGGCGGCGGACACGCCGGACAAGGAGGTCTGCGGGCCACCACTGCTCACTACGACTCGACCTCCACCGCTGTTGCCGACGTGGCGGTAGGGGAGGACGAGCACGGGATCTGGTGTGCCGGATGGATGCGTCCAGGCACCACCGACGAGCAGATGGTGGCCCTGCGGGCATCCGACGTGTCCGGCGACTGGCGTGAGGTCGGCGACCAGATGGAGATGATCGCCGCGCTCGCCGTGAACGTGGCCGGGTTCCCGATCGCCCGCACCGAGAACGGACGCCAGGTGTCGCTGGTCGCAGCCGGGGTGGTCACCGAACAACCCGACGACCTGGACCGGATCGCCGACCGGATTGTTGAGAAGATCGAGTCCCGGCAGCAGGCACAGGAGCAGCGGCGGGTACGGATGAAGGAACTGTTGGATCGAGTGAGGAAGGACCACTGAGATGGGAAACGAAGAGGCACCCCCGACCCGGAACCCGAACCAGGGCACCGAGGACGAGGTGGACAAGACCCGCTGGGAGACCGTCGACACCAACGCCGGACCCGACGCGATGGACGGCGGCGTCGCCAACGCCGAGATCCCCGAGCCCGAGGAGTCCGAGGGGTCTGAGGACCAGCCTGGCAGCATCGCCGAGACGCCCGAGCAGCACCAAACCGCCGAGGCGGCAGAGGAGAAGTAGATGGGCTGCAACTGCGGCGGCAACAAGAACTCGAAGCAGACGTTCCTGTACACCGCGCCGAACGGGCAGCGCGTGGTGTACAAGACCGAGGTCGAGGCGAAGGCCGCGAAGATCCGCAACGGCGGCGGCAGCATCACCGTGCAGGCTGCCTGAGATAGTCCTGTGCACAGGACCTAGGAGGTTCCGGTGGAAGCACTCATCCAGATCCGACGCGGCACCGCCGCCCAGTGGACCTCCGCCAACCCGACGCTCGCCGACGGCGAACCCGGGATGGAGACCGACACCGGCAAAGGCAAGTATGGGAAGGGTGGGGCGAAGTGGAACAGCCTGCCGTACTCGTGGCAGTCGCTGAACCTCGGCCCAACCGGTCCCGCCGGTGGCTCCCTGTCCGGCACCTACCCGAACCCGACCCTGGCCGGGAGCACGGTCGGTGCCGCCCAGATCGTCGACGGTTCTGTCGGCACCGCTGAACTTGCTGCCGGTGCGGTCACCACCCCCAAGATCGGTGCCCTGCAGGTTGGGGCCGGACAGTTGGCCGACCTTGGCGTGGTCACCGGGAAGTTGGCCGATGGCGCGGTCACCACCACCAAGGTCGGTGACAGCCAGGTTACGTCCGCGAAGTTGGCGGCTGGGGTCTTGTCCAGCGCGATGGTCGACGTGTACGACGAGGGCATCGTCAGTCAGGCCGACGCCACCCAGATCAACTTCACCGGGGTCGGGGTCACCGTCACCGCTGCCGCTGGGGTCGCCACCGTCAACGTGCCGGGCGGCACCCCCGGCACCACCATCCCAGCAGGCACGATCGCGGAGTGGACGTCGGCGACTCCGCCGACCGGCTGGTACTTGTGCGACGGCACCGTGCACTCCGACCTGGCAGGCACCCTCGGCACCCGGTACGGGGCCACCGGTGGGACGGTCCCGCTGCTCGGGCCGTACCCGGTCGACTACACCAGCAGCACCATCAGCAACATCGTGTCGGCGCTGTCCGGGTGGGGGATCGACTCGGCGTACCTGGACGTCCGGAACACGATGATCTTCTTCCACCTCCAGGTCCGACGGACCGGAGGCACCATCACCCTGGGCAACCCGTCCCACGCCGACCAGGGCATCTGCACCATGAAGCCGAACTGGTGCCCACACCTGACCTGGGGCGGCTCGGTCTACAACGCGGTCCGGTCCTGGTCGATGGGAACCAACGGTCAGGTCGACCTGACCGCTGGCCTGCAGGGATACACCGACTCCGATATCGACAAGGACGACGTCTTCCAGGTGTCCGGTACCTACCCGGTGAACATGGGCGTCTACGCCGGAGCGATGACCTGGAAGGTCATCAAGGCACCCTAGTGGCCTGAATGAGCCGATGGTCGGTCGCCAGGTTCACGGTGTCGTCGCCGATGACCGCCCCCTTCGTGAACGTCCCGCCGTCCGGGTCGTAGCGACTGATCACGTCGATGGTGCCCGGAGACCCCTCGTGGGTGGCGGGCCACTTCCTCAACTCGTCCCAGCAGGTGACGATCTTGGAGGTGCCCCACACGTTCTTGGTCTCGTCGTTCATGTTCACGTCGCCGTTGATGAACGCCAGGTTCCCGCCGCTCCCTTTGTCGGCGCAGAAGTTCAGTGCCGCATCCTGCAGCGGCTTGTTGGTGGCCCCCTGGGCGTCCATCGACTGCTGGGTCAGGAAGTGGCAGACCCCGACCGACACCTTCGGCCCGCCCGACTTGAAGGTGAACGTGACCCACACGATGCCGCGCGGAGAGTGCCCACCGGAGGAGGCGCTGCCCGACTGTCCGGGGATCACCGGGATGTAGCCGTGGTCGTTGACCGACGCCACACTCTTGTCGACCGCCACCCACTCGCCGTCGGCGTGGATGAACTTCCAGAACCCGGCGTCGTCGGCGGCAGCCCCGAGGATGCTGGCGTTGCCGGAGTCGCTGGCCTCGGTGCCGGTGACCACCACGTTCCCCGCCGAACGGGCGTGGTCAAAGACCTTCGGGCACTCCTTACGCCAGGCGTCCGGGGAGTCGGAGAACTGCATCGAGTTGTGCTGCAGGCTGAACCCTTCGCTGACGCTGCCACCGCCGCTGGGTTCGTCGTCACTTGGGCCGAAAGGCAAGCAGGGTGATCTCGGCGCGGTCGAGGGACCCGCCGTTGGTGGCTCGAACCCGGGCGCGCAGGGTGCGGCCACTCTCGTCTGCCACGTTGCCGATCTGTGCGGACCTGCCGTGGTCGACCGGACCGAGCGAGTCGATCTGGTTGGACTCCACCTGCTTTCCGTCCTTGATCTCGACGAACTGGACCTGCACGTTCCCGCTGTCACGACCGGACACGTCGACCGACACGGTCGCCGAGTAGGGACCCTTCACGCTGATCCCCGGCTCGCCCAGGTTGAAGTAGGACGACCCGTTCGAGGCGTCGTCCCAGGCGATCGGGTACCACTTGTCGGCCTCCAACTTCACGGCCTTGGTGGTGGTGCCACGGATGTAGTCGGGCATGGGGTCCTCCGGTGGGGGTGGCGGGGTGGGCTGGTAGTTCACGCTCGGGGCGGGGTTGACCGGCATCGAACACGACCAGCCCGATCCGGTGTAGGAGTGCCGCTCGAAGTGCAGGTGCGGACCGGTGACGTTGCCTTCGGCACCGACCTCGCCGACCTTGTCCCCGGCCTTCACCTTCGTGCCGTCCGCGACACTGCTGCGCAGATGGGCGTAGAAGTCGCTGGTGCCGTCCCCGGCGAGAACCTCGATCTGGTGGTTCCCGAACGCCGACCCGCAGTTGACGAAGTTGACGGTGCCGTCCCGGGCGGCGACCGCCTTCGTTCCGGTCGGGGCCGGATAGTCGACGCCGGTGTGGATGCCGTTGCCGTGGGCGTCGGAGTTGCACGACCAGTACGACCCGCGTGCTCCGTACGGGGTGCCCTGGACGAAACCGGGGACCGGGATCATCCGGGGTGCGCCTCGTTCTCGTCGACCATCCGGGCGAGCCGGGCCTTCCAGGCTTCCTTCACCTCGTCGTCCCAGCCGTACATACCGTCGCCGTCGTCGCCCGGTGACGGTCTGTCGTCCGGCGGCGGGCCGCTCATCACACCCTCGGTGGACGCCGGGTCAGCGGGATCAGTAGAGCGAGCAGGATCAGGAACAGCAGAATGTCGGTGATCCACTGGAATGTGTTGTTACCCATCTGAACTCTCCTTCGGGTCGGCTTCGGACAGGTCGGGAAGCACCGGCAGGTCGCCGGGCATCTCATCACCGAAGCCGGAGTAGGCGGAGTGCTCGCCCCAGTTCTGGACAGGTGTCTCACTCATGCGAGCACAGTAATACCCGTCCAGGTCCTGTGGACAGGACCTACCCCGGGAGCGGTATGGTCTCCCGCAGAGGTAGTACCCACGGTGGCCTTGGAGCCCCGGTGATTGCGTCATGCACACCCAGACCAAGGAGCCCGTTGTGGACCTCAACATCAACTTCGCAACACTCGACGACGACGCCCTGAGCGCATATGCGGAGCAGGTGCGGGCGGCGTTCGACGCTCTCGCTGGGCTGGAAGGCCCGACGATCGAGCAGATCACCGAGGCCGAGGGTCTCGCCGACCACCTGGACGCGATCACCGCAGAACAGGGCAACCGCACCACTGCCGAGGCGGAGCGGCTCACCCGTGCCGCCGCACTCCGGGAGCGGTTCTCCACCGCGCCGCCCGAGGAAGAGGAGGAGCCGGACGAGGAGTCCAGTTCCGACGACGAGGAGGAGGAGGAGCCTGCCGTCGAAGCAACCGAGAAGCCTGCCCCTGTGGCGGAGACGCAGACGAGGAGTGTGGCAACGCTCGCCGCTCGGGTCCCCCGTCCCGCGAAGCCTGTCGCAACCCGGACCCCCGTGGTCATCACCGCTGCCGCCGACGTACCCGACTTCGCCACCGGCTCCAAGATGGGCGGCTGGGATGAGGTCGGCAAGGCGCTGATCAACCGGATGCGCGGGTTCGGCACCCCCACCGGCGACGGCTCCCACGAGAACCTGCAGCACTACGGGGTCGCGTCGTTCCGGCTCGATTTCTCCGATGACCTCACCATCGACCGGCACTCCGACGACATGGAGATCCTGTACCACGCGATGGACGAGCGGCGGCTCCCCGGGAAGTCGTTGGTCGCGTCCGGTGGCTGGTGTGCCCCGTCGGAGACCCTGTACGACCTGTGTGCCGGTGAGACCACCGACGGCATCCTCTCGGTGCCCGAGGTGAACGCGGCCCGAGGCGGCATCAAGTACACCTCCGGCCCCGACTTCTCCACCATCTACTCCAGCGTGGGCTTCTGCCAGACGGAGGCGCAGGCTATCTCCGGCACCGCGAAGACCTGCTTCGAGGTGCCCTGCCCGTCGTTCGTCGAGGTCCGGCTCGACGCCTGCGGCTTGTGCATCAAGGCGCCGATCCTCACCAACGCCGCCTACCCGGAACTGGTCCAGCGGTGGCTGTCCGGTTCGCTGATCGCGCACCAGCACAAGATGAACGCCAAGGTCATCGCCTCGATGGTGACGGCGGCGGGCGCCGCGAAGACGATCAGCGCCCACGGGTCGACGACTGCGGACACGGTGGACGCGCTGGCTCTGGTCGCCGACGGGATCCGGTCCAAGTACCGGCTCGGCATCGACTCCACGATGGAGGTCGTGCTGCCCTGGTGGGCCGAGGACGCGATGCAGAACGACCTGGACAACCGGTCGTACGCCGGTCAGGCAACCGTGCAGGGCCTGTTCGCGAACCGGCAGTTGAACGTGTCCTACGTCTACGACTGGCAGGACACGCCGTTCCCGGCTGGCACCGCCCCGGCGATCGCCTACCCGGCGACCGTGAACGCGCTGATCTACCCGGCGGGGACGTTCGTCAAGGCCACCAACGACATCATCAACCTCAACGCCGTCTACGACGCCGCGTCACTGGCGTCCAACATCTACACCGCGCTGTTCTTCGAGCAGGGCATCGCCGTGTTGAAGATGTGCTACGAGGCCGACCTGGTCACCATCCCGATCTGCAACTCCGGCGCGACCGGCCCGCACAGCCTGGCCTGCTGATCGGTGTCACCAGGTAGGGAGGTCGCATGACCACAGCACCAGTGCTCACCGGGAACTACGTCACGGTCCCGTCCCGGATCCCCCAGGGCAGCATCCTCGATATCGCCATGATCACCGACGGACTGCCCTGGGACAGCACCGGGATGATCGAGTCGTTCAACTGCATCGGCGTGGATGTGGACGCTGTGAACTGTGCCGGGTTCAAGGGGCTGACGAAGCGGTTCGACGCTCCGTCGTACAGCAGCGGCAGCATGTTCAACATCCAGTCCGGGATCACCTGCAAGGGACCCGGCTTCCATCTGGACGACCCGGCGCTCGGGGCGGCGTTCGCAGCGATGGAACCCGAAGGCGTGTCGGTCGGGTTCCACGACACGATCCTGGTCAACGGCACCGACCTGACTCCCACCGCTGGGGCGGTCACCCCGGCGCAGGCTCTGGGTCTGCTCGAAGGGGCCGGGCAAGCGGCCTACGCCGGGCAGGCGGTCATCCACATGGGACCAGCGCTGGCTGCACAGTTGGCCGCGCTCAGGGCAGTCGAGAAGGTCGGCAACCATCTGGAGACTCTGCTCGGTACCCCAGTTGCGGTGTCGGTGGGAAACGAGACGAAGACCAGCGGCAAGTTGGATCCCAGCCAGTGGGCGTTCGTCACCGGCGCAGTGGTGCTGGCGCGCAGTGAGGTGGTACAGACCAGTGCCGTCGACCAGGTCACCAACGACATGACCGCCCTGTACGAACGTGTGTACGTGGCGGCGGTCGACTGCCTGGTGGCGAAGGTGCAGGTGAAGGTGCTGTGAGCGAGCAGGTCGTCGTTCCGTTCGGGGACAACCCCAGCGACCAGGCCACGCTGCTGCTGGCCGCAGCCGAGGAACTCGGCTTCGACCAGTCCGTGGTCGGCACCAGCGAAGGCTCGTTCGTCGTCCCACCCGAGGTCCAGGAACGAGCCTTCGGAGAAGCCAAGCCCACGAAGAAGGCGGCTGCTAGCAGGTCCGCCACCAGGAAGAAGGTGTAGACATGGCGGGCACATCTACGTGTTACAGCCTCGTCCGTGGGCGGGTCATGCGAGTGACTCGGCTCGACGGGTGCGGGGCACGGATCCTCGGCCCGGACTCGCAGGTCACCACCGACGGGTTCGTCTCTGTCGCGTTGACTGCGAATACTGACGCGGGCCAGACCATCAGCGTCACCAACGCAGCCGGTGACGTCTGCATCCTCGACGAGCCGTGCCCGAAGTTCACCGGGTACGGCATCGAAGTCGACTTCTGTGGTGTCGACCCCGACCTGATCAGCCTGATGACCGGGCAGCCGGTCGTCGAAGACGGGGCTGGGAACGCAACCGGGTTCCGGATGAACAGCAACATCGACGCCTGCGACTACGGGTTCGCACTCGAACTGTGGTCCAACGTGCCTGCCGGTGCCTGCGACGCCTCCACCGGAGCCGCCTACGGCTACATGCTGATCCCGTTCGTGAAGGGTGGCGTGATCGGTGACTTCACGGTCGGCAACGACGCGGTGAACTTCCTGATGACCGGAGCGAACAGTAAGGACGGAACGGCCTGGGGAGTCGGGCCGTACAACGTGACCCGCGACGACACCAACCTGCCCAGCCCGTTGAACCTGGCGCTGGACTCCTACGACCACTTGCACGTCGAACTGGTGACTGTGGCGCCACCGGCTCCGTCTTGCGGAGCGGTCGCTCTCGGCGTCCCGGCCACCGGTGCCGACTCTGGAACCCCCGGCACCTACACGCCGGACAACTCCTACGGTCCTGCCGACTTCACCGACATTGGCACGCTCACTGCCAGTCCGGCCACCGCCTGGCAGACCGGCGAGCACATCGTCCTCCGGGACGGCACGCTGGCCTTCTGGGACGGTTCGGCCTGGGTGCAGGGAGCCGCGCCGTAAAGTCCTGTGCACAGGACCTGTGAGGAGGCAGCGTGAGTCAGACGGTGCCCGAGTACAGCGACTGCCCGTGGCCGGTCGACCCTGCCTGCCTGGGAACCGACTGGACCGACCTGGACCCGGCCCTACAGGACCGGGCGGTGGCGTTGGCGTCGTCGACCCTGCGTCGTCTGACCGGCTACCGGGTCGGCGGCTGCCCGTTGACTGTCCGACCTTGCCGCCGCTCCTGCACCGACGTCACCGTGATGCCCGGCTACTTCTCGGTCCTCGGGTCGTACACCCCACACCTGTCGGTGGCCGGAGTGTGGGTCAACTCGTGTGGCTGCAACTACGACTGCTCCTGTGACGACCTGTGCCAAGTGGTGCTGCCTGGTCCGGTCGGCGGGATCACCTCGGTGAAGGTCGACGGCAGTGTGATCGACCCTGCCGACTACCGGGTGTACGGCACCCGAGTCCTGTGGACAGGACCCGGGGACTGCCCGTGGTCGACGTGTCAGGACCTGACCCTCGACGACGACCAACCGGGGACCTTCTCGATCACCTACCTGAACTCCTACGCCGTGGACGGGCTCGGCGCGTACGCCGCCGGAACCCTGGCCTACGAGTACGCCCAAGCCTGCACCGGGGGGAAGTGCAGGCTGCCGTCGAACGTCACCCTGATCACCCGGCAAGGGGTGTCGTATGAGATAGCGTCCGGGTCGTTCCCCGACGGGTACACCGGGATCCGGGAGGTCGACGCCTACATCGCGATGTGGCGTCCGCCGGACTCGCCCAGCCGCCCGCCGACGGTGTGGTCACCCAGTCTGCGGACACCGCCGGTGGTCCGATGACCGCCACCGTCCTGGACACCAACATCCTGTTCACCCAGGTGTCGGGGCTGGCCGAATGCCTGTGCGAACAGATCAAGGACCCCGTCAACGGGGTACCGGACGTGTGCTCCTGTGGGGTGGCCCCCGGCGACAACATGGCTCCGGCGCTGATCGACGGGGACTGCTCTGTGGTCTGCGGTGCCGCCTGGGTGCGGGTCAGCAGCATCTACCCGATGAAGACGATCGGTACCACCGACACCACCCCCGGCAACTGCGGCGCCGGGCTCGGAGCCGATATCGAACTCGGGATCATGCGCTGCATCACCGTCGGTGACGAACGTGGGGCCGGACCCACGTCGGCGGACCTGCTGGCCGCAGCGCAACTGCAGTACGCCGACGCCCTGGTGATGCGGAAGGCGGTGCTGTGCTGCGACGCCTTCTTCTGGCGGGAGGCGATCATGACCACCTACACACCGCTCGGCCCCGGCGGCGGCATGGTCGGCGGCACCTGGATGGTCCAGGTCGGGATCGGCTGATGGCTAGGAGTCGTCGGGTCCGGGTCCGGACCGACTACATCCTGATCGAGTACCTTGACCTGCACCCCGAACAGGAATGGGCACCCGGCCACGACGTCTACGACTGGTGTGCTTCGATCTGCCAGGAGTTGATGGTCGCGTCCCGGCTGTGGTGTCCGATCGCTGGGAAGAACTCCGAGGCCAGGTGGCCGCGTGTCGGCACCGGCCACCTGCTGGGGTCGGTGTACGCCGAGGGGCACCGGACCGGACCGGAGTCGTACTACCTGGAGTACGGGGCCAAAGCCCACTACACCCAGTGGGTGCACGGCGGCACCGCCTACCAACGGAAGGGCTACATCTACTCCCGGATGGGGTACGCCAACAAGGCCACCATCGACGCGGCGATGCTCGCTGGGCGCGGCACTGCCCGGGGCAGCACCGCGTCTCCGTTCGCGCGCGGCATGTACATGTCGCTGCCGCCCGGCGGAGGCCACTCCTACCGCTACCACCTGCGGGTCCGGGGCCAGCGAGCCAACCCGTTCTTGTACAAGGCGTACCGGCAGGTCTACCACCGGCACGAGGGTCTGCCGTCCGACCTGCAGTTCGCGATCCCGATCCCGCTGTCCGGGGTCTGACTGCCCGAGGTCTAGGGGAGTAGAGGTCCTGTGCACAGGACCTCTACCTTGCCTTCATGAAGGAGTTCACGACTGCGCTGAAGGCTGTCACCGAAGACGACGACGATGCCCCGCTGATGTTCAGCATCGACGGCCACGAGATGCGGGCGTACCGCCCCAGCGATGGCCAGTTGGCGATGCTGATGGTGGCGATCAGCAAGCACGCCTCCGACCAGGCCCGGATTGCCGGGGTCATCGACTTCTTCGTCTCGATCATGGACAAGGAATCCCACTCTTACGTCGTCGACCGGCTGCTGTCCCGGGAGGACCCCCTCGGGATCGAGGAGGTCAAGGATGTCATCGAGTGGATGGTCGAGGAGTGGACCGGGCGCCCTACGCAGCCGCTCTCCGTATCTACGCAATAGCGGAGGAACGGTGGGCGGAGATCGAGGCACACTACCTCTCGGTCGATCTGCTGCGCCTGCCCCCGGCGAAGTTCACCAACGCCGTCTACGCCTGGGCAGTCCAGATGATGCTCCCCGAGGACCGGGAGAAGTGGGACGCCATGCTCATCGCGCCGCTGCCCGGCCAGGAGCGGAAGAGGCCGTCGGAGGCTGAGGTCGAGATGGAAGGCGCAGCGTTCATGGGGCTCCTGCAGGCCGAGACGGTGAGGAAGAAGGAGCGGACCAGTGGCTGAACGGATCGGCTCTGCCTACGTCACCGTCCACTTCCGGTCGAACGGTGCCGACGACCTCGCTGGATCCTTCCGCGCCCAGAAGAAGGATCTCAACAAGGTCGGGAAGGACATGTCGGACGAGGTCGGCAAAGGCTTCGACGACGGCTGGGACCAGCGGATGCGGGACCGTTTCAACAACGACGAGGCTGCCTGGAGACGGTACGGGTCCCAGCGGAAGACCCAGATCACGAAGATCACCAACGAGATCGGAAAGATCTGGGACCGGTACTGGAAGCAGCAGGCCGAGGAGGGCACCGGTTCGGTCCAGGATGTGATCAGGCGGTCGGAGGAACTGCGGAGGGAAGTCGACCGGCAGACCACCGTCTGGGGTCGGCTGCGGACCGCGTTCAGCAGGCTCGGCGAACCGTTCACCAAGTTCTCTCGGGGTGTCCGGGCCGAGTTCATCTACCTGACCCGTGGCGTCGACGGCGTGGTCCAGAACGTCAAGGACAAGTTGCCGAATGCGTTTGGTCCGCTGGACCGGATCGTCACCCAGAGCGAGGAGGACATGCGGCGCTGGCGGGAGACGCTCCGCAAGATCCCCGCCGTATTCCCTGCTATCTCCAAGGCTGTAGGGGACCTGGGCGGCTGGATCACCGGGCTCGGGACCTCCTACCGGGAGTGGATTCTCAACACCGAGAACCTGGGCAGGCGGCTGCAGAAGTTCGGTGGCTTCCTGTTCAGCACCGGCAGGCTCCTCAACTCGTGGGGCGACTCCTTCAGCAGCATCTTCGGACGACGCAGCGGCTGGGCGGTCGCCGCCAGCCAGATCTTCCGTGCCCCGATCGAAGGCGCGGCCCGGCTGTTCGAGTGGTCCGGGAAGTTGTTCGGCCTGCTCAGCGGCCAAGGTGTCCAAGCGTTCACCGACGTGGAGAAGGCTGCCAGCGCCGCAGGCACAGAACTCGAAAACGCCGGGAACGGTGCCAGCGGTGCCGCCGCCGGGATCGCCGAGGCGGGGGCAGCGTCCGGTCCGGCAGCGATCGCGATCGGCGTGCTCCTCGCTGGTGCCTTCCAACTGGCTGCGGCTGGCGCGATGCTGCTGCTCGGCGCGATCATCGCGGTGTCCTCGGCCCTGTCGTTTGCCCTGGTCGGCGGGATCGCCGCCGTCGCTGTCGCCCTGGTTCCGTTGGGGGCCGCGTTCGGGGTGGCGCTGCTGGCGCTGTCCAACATGGACGCCAAGACCAAGAAGGCGTTCACCGGGATCAAGACCCAGTTCGGGAACCTCGGGAAAGTCGCCTCCGCTGAACTGTTCAAGAATGCGTCCACCGATGCCGACAAACTCAGCAGTTCGCTGCAGTCGCTGACCCCGGTCGTACGGGAGGTCGCGGCCTGGCTGCGGGGCATGGCCGAGTCGCTCCTCGACGCCCTGAACGGACCGGGTGGACAGGCGTTCCTGAAGTTCCTGGGTGTGGAGATCCCCAAGTTGTTGAAGCCGATCGGGCAGATCGCCAAGGACGTCGGCACGTTCCTGGCCGACATGTTCGTGGCCGCTGCCCCGCTGGCCGAACACTTCCTGGGCTGGCTGGCCGGGATCGCCGGGTCACTGGCAGATCTGGGGAAGGGTGGCAGCGGGTCGAAGTTGGCGAAGTTCTTCGACTCCGCCTGGAAGTCGGTCAAGCAGGTGGGCGATGCGATCGGCCAGGTCATCGTCCTGCTTGCGGACCTGCTGTTCAACAAGGACGCCCAGAAGGCGGGCGACCAGATCTTCGGCTCGCTCGCCGACAACGTCAAGAAGTTCCGGGACTACCTGACCAGCCCGGAAGGCAAGAAGGCCATGCACGACCTGGTCCGGGATGGAGAGAAGTTGGCCGCAGCGCTCGGCTCCGCCTTCGTCGCGGTCGGCAAGTTCATCGGCGCCCTCGACACCCCGGAGACTAGGACGGTCGTGCTCTTCCTGCTCCGTGGGTTCGCACGGATCGTGACCCTGATCGCTGAACAGATCGGGGCGCTCGGCAGGTTCCAGCACTGGCTCATCACCATTGCCGGGAAGGTCGGCAAGTTGAAGGGTGCGTTCGAGACCGCCTGGCATGCGATCACCAACGCCGGAAACAGGGCGACTGCTGCGGTGGGCCAGAAGATCGCTGACCTGGTCAACGGTGCCGGTCGGGTAGCCCGCAGCATCGGACACTTCTTCGCCCAGATGGCGAGCGATATCGGCACCTGGTTCCAGCACATGGGGTCGCGGATCGCCAGCATCTGGAACACGGCTGTCAGCAGCATCAAGTCCGGGATCAGCAACGCCGCGTCCTGGGTAAGCAACAAGATCAGCGACATAGTGAACTGGTTCCAGTCCCTGCCCGGAAAGATCACCAGCATCGACTGGGGTCACGTCGGCTCCACGGTCGGGGACGCGATCTACAACGCGATCATCAACGCGGTCACCGGTCTACCCGGCCAGATCGTCTCGATGTTCGCGCACCTGGGCCAAGACATTCTCAACGCGATCGGCTCGATCAACGTTGGCAGCCTGATCCACGGGCCAGCGGCGCTGCTGCACAGGATCGGGCTCGCCTCCGGTGGCCTGGTGGTCGGGCCGCAGATGCGGCTGATCGGTGAGGCCGGACCAGAAGCGGTGGTCCCGTTGTCGCGGCCACTGAACCAGGTGGACCCGGCAGTCCGGGCGCTGTCGGCGATCGCCCAGGGGAAGGCGCTCGGTGGGGTCGCGACCGTCGACTCGGGGCGCCGGATCGACGTCGGCGGGATCACTGTGATCACCCCGGTGAAGGACCCGGCTGCGGTGGCGCAGCAGGTCGTCAACCGGATCGCTGCCGTGTCTTACATATAGAATAGCAACATCTGCCCTACAATAAGTTCATGGGTAGATACGGAGAAGTGCAGAAGTGGATGGAGAACTACGTGGAGACGGTGACCGAGCGGGACGGCTGCACGGACTGGCCGTGGGCTGTCGCCGTCCGCACCGGTAGGGCGTTAGCCCACAACCCCCGGATAGGACACCAGGAGATGGCGGGTCGGGTGACCTGGGAGATGCTGCACCAGACTCCATTCCCAGAAGGGATGCAGGCCAGGCATACCTGTGGGAACGGCAACCGTGCGTGTGTGAACCCGTACCACATCACCCCAGGGACTCCTGCCGAGAACGGTGCCGACGACCGGGCTCTGGGCCGTCGACGCGGTGAGGCGAACTGGCACGCCTCGCTGACAGAGGAAAAGATTCGCGAGGGTTGCCGTCGGATAGCAGCCGGGGAGACGGCCTCTCTAGTGGCCGCCGACCTGGGTGTTTCCTACATGGGTCTACAGCATGTGTGGCGAGGGCAATCGTGGACACACCTCGACGTGCCGCGCCGTACGGACGCTCTGACCAAACTGTGTGTGGGATGTGGTACGCCCATCGAATGGGTCGGCACCAAACGGAAGTTCTGTTCGGAGCGCTGCTCCTGGACCTGGCGTAACGCACAGAAGCGCAACATCTAGGTCCTGTGCACAGGACCGGAGGAGGGAAGCAATGGCCTGGCCGGGTTACTTCGTCTACAACGGATGCGAGATCGTCAACACCTCTCGCACCGAGGCGTACGCCCGGCACGCCGGGCTGGGGTTCTTCAAGCCCGTCTACAACAACGATGCGCTGCCGCTGATCCTCGGCGACACCTACGCCTCACCGTTGCAGGACGACGCCCCGTGGACCGACCCCGACCATGTGGAGTCCTACGACTTCTACGGCATCTACCCGCTGGACGTCACCGGGATCGAAGACTCCACCGCCTCGGTAACCATCACCGAGTCCACCAGCCACGGCGGCTGGGCCACCCCACCCCGCCGGGCCACCCGGGCGATCGTGTTCTCTGCGGTCCTGGTCGGCCAGTCCGACTGCGCCGTCGAGTACGGGATGCGTTGGCTGCGGGCGGCGCTCAGCGGCGGAGCCTGCATCCAGGGCCAGCGGGTCCGGATGAGCGACTGCGGTGGACACCCGTTGGAGTTCCTGGCCTGCGAACCGAAGGTGGACCTGAACTACAGCCAGGGTCTGGCGACGGTGCAACGCGAACTCATCGACGGGCTGGCCCCCGGCGCACCCGGGATCACTCCCGTGGACGGGCTCGGTCCCACCCGTCCCGGCGACACCCAGGTCGACGGCGGCACCCCGGACGTGCTGGAGGTTTCCTCGATCGTCACCCCGCCGGTGTTCGACCTGACCACCTGCCTGCCCGAATACCAGCGGTTCTTCTACGGCGTGTCCTTCACCACCGGACCCACCCTCACCCAGAAGTTGACCACCACGTCCGGCCAGGTGGCATGGGCGGTCGAGTTCACCGCTGTCGCCACCGACCCGATGGAGTACGGCCCGCTGGTTCCGGTCTACCAGGGGTTCCTCGACCCGGGCGTGTCCAACCCGTACGTCGGGGACGCTGCGTCCGGGGCGGTGTGGGACGACGACGGGTACGTGACCTCCGACCCGGCCTGCCCGGTGGTCACGTTCCAGCCGATCACCGACCCTGGCTGTGCACTGCTGGTGCCGCCGCCTGCAGCCCCGAGCGTCTCCACGTCGTGTGCCGACTGGCCGGTGAACTTCACCCGCCGGATGCTCACCATCCCGGCGCAGAACATTCCGGCGTGGACCCTGGTGGTGCCCACGTTCTCGGTCCACTGTGACCAGGCGGTCAGCAACCTGCGGGTCAGGTTCTACGCAGACAGCGACAACGACCTGGCCCCCGACGACCTGTGCTCACCGCTCGCGGACCTGCTGTTCTCCTACATCCCGGCAGCCTCCACGCTCACCTTCGACAGCGTCGACCACGCCGTGTACGTCGACACCGACGGGATGCCCCGGCGGCGTGGTGAGGCGATCATGTCGAACACCGACGGCGGTCCGGTGACCTGGCCGATCCTGTCCTGCGGCTACGGGTGGGTAGTCACCGTCGACATGGAGCAGCACCAGCCGCTGCCGACGATGGACCTGTCGCTGACCTCAATGGCGGGCTGATGCCGAACCAAACTTTCACCGGCACCGGCTGGCACTCCTGGAACGTCCCGAAGGACGTCAAAGAGGTCACCGTCGACCTGCAAGGCGGCGGCTCTGCGGGCGGTGGCGGACGTGGCAGTGGCCGGGTCACCGGGGTGCTGCTGACCAACGACAGCCAGGTTCTGCACTGTTTCATCGGTGGAACCGGGAAGGCGTCGTCCGGCACCACTGGCGGTGACGGCGGGGTCGGCAACGGAGGCAACGGCGCCAACGGGCGCGGCGGGTTCAACGGTGGAGACGGCGGCGGCGGCGCCACCTACATCCGGATCAACACTCAGTCCGGCACCATCAAAGCGGTCGCTGGTGGTGCAGGCGGAGACTCCGGCGACGGTGGCGACGGCGGCAAGGGCGGCGCAGACGTCGGCGAGTCCGGACACCGGGGCTCCTCGGGCAGCAACCCGACCGGGGTGGCGACCGGCGGCACCCAGACCCAGGGCGGCAACGGCGGCACCAACTCCTACGGATCCCAGTTCGACGGCGGCGACGCAGTCAACGGTGTCCTGTCGTCGGGTGGCAGCGGCGGCATCTCGAACACCGGGGTCCACTGCCACGGCGGCGGCGGCGGCGGCGGCGGCTACCACGGCGGCGGCGGCGGACAGGCTTCGGCCCCGTCGTACGCCCCCGGCGGTGGCGGCGGCGGCGGCTCCAACTACGACGGCGGGCTCACCCAGGTCAGCGTCAACTCTCAGGGCGGCGGCGGTACCGGAGACGGACAGGTCAGCCTCACCTGGGTCACCCCGCCGCCAGCGAACCAGCCGCCCACCCCGCCGTCGAGTGCGACGTTGAACGGGGTCGCCACCAGCAACGGGATGTTCACCAGGATCACCGGTGCGCCGACGGTGAAGGCGACGGTCAGCGACCCGGACAAGAACGAGGTGCGGTTGGCGCTGTACTTCTCGACGTCATCGAACTTCGCCAACCCGCGTGGCCCCCGGTACGGCGACTACGTCACCTACGACGACTACCACAACCACAACCACAAAGCGTCGGTCGACTTCCCGGATCTGGCGCAGGACACCCACTACTACGTGCGCCTGTACGCCGAGGACGGGCTCGGGAAGAAGTCCACCAACTACAACGGTTTCGACTTCTGGACGAACACCGTGGCGGCGCCGACCGACCTACGCATCAACGGCGGTGCCTCTGGGGTCACCATCAACACGATCGACTCGGCCACCTTCTCGTGGCAGTTCAACGACCCCGACCAGGGCGATCTGCAGAAAGGGTTCCAACTGCAGTACCGGACCGCAGCCACCACGGGTGCTGCGGCTGGGCCGTGGACTGTGATCGACAAGCCGGACACGGCGGACAACACCGCTCCTGGTGCCGGGCCACCGGCACATTCCCGGAACCAGTGGGTGTTCGACCCGCAGACGTTCAAGGGCAACACGTTCTACGACTGGCAGGTCAGGACCCGGGACCTTGCCGGGCTGTTGTCCGACTGGGCGATGATCGTTCGCTTCTACGCGGCGTCGGTGTCCACCCCCCCGGTCCTGATATCGCCGGTCAAGGACCAGGCGCTCGACGTCACCCAGGACCAGACCTTCACCTGGAACTTCCGGGACCCCGACCCGAACGACGCCCAGACCCGGGCCGACTTCCGGTACCGGATCGTGGACAGTGAGAGCGGTGACCAGTCGGGCGACTGGACCACACTGCTCGGTTCGGTCAGCGTCCCCGGCGCTACCCATGCGTGGACGGTGCCGCAGGGCACCTTCCTGATCGGGGAGAACTACGAGTGGCAGGTTCGAACCTACGACAAGACCAGCAATCCGTCGGACTGGTCCGACTCGGCGACCTTCTGGGGGATGGGGACTCCCGGCTCTGGTGGCGGCGCGGTGGTTCCCGACCTGACCACACCGCAGGAGACGCTCGGCTGTGGCACCTACAACGTCTACGTGTACGAGCAGGGCGGGCAACATCTGCTCGGCGAGATCACCCCGATCGTGGCGCTGTCCTTCACCCGGGTCCGGGACGACGTGTCGTCCTGCCTGATCCAGACCAACGGGCTCGGTGACTGCTGCGACTTCTACGCCACCCTGCGTTCCTGGATGCATGAACTGGTGGTGTTCCGGGATGGGGTGCGGGTCTGGGAGGGGCCGGTCACCCGGATCGGATACTCGACGGACCTGGTCGAGATCGAAGCCCGGGACGTGATGCAGTACCTGTACCGGCGGATCATGCGGCAGGGCTACAACGACACATTCCAGATCGTTGAGCGGTCACCGAACGGACAGATCCTGTCGACCGCCCCGAAGCGGTCGGTGGTGGAGCGGGCCACCATGATCGCCACCAACGCGCTGGCCCCGCACGACCCGAACATGCTGCAGTACCTGACGGCGATCACCGGCACCAAGGACGCCTGGTCACACGACTTCGTCCCGGACTGGTCGACGACAGCGGGAGAGCAGATCGACGCATTGGCTGCGACCGGCGGGCTGGACTACACAGTGGTTAGTCGGCGGCTCCTGCTGTGGGACACCCACGTCCCGGTCGGGAAACTCACACCGCTGAGCGACGGAGACTTCACCGACTCTCCGATCGTCACCGAGTACGGGATGAACCTGGCGACCCTGATGGGGGTGACCAACGGGTCTGGGGTGGCAGCAACCGCCCAGGTCAGCAACCCGCACCGCCCGAAAGGGAGCAAGCAGTGGTACCCGTACGGTCCGATCGAGATGCTGGCCTCGTCGTACTCGTCCTCGGCGACCGCCACCCCCGACGCGCTGACTCCGGAAGCAACCGCTGCGCTGATCACCGACATGGAATCCCAGGCGGTGTCGAACCTGGCCGACCGGTTCCCACCGCCGCTGATCGTGCGGATTCCCGACAACTCGACCCTGTCCCCGAACGCGATGATCGGGTTCCAGCAGTTGATCCCTGGGGTGTGGATGCCGCTGCGGTCGTCGGGGACCTGCCGGATGGTGACCCAGTGGCAGAAGTTGGACTCGGTCGGGGTGAGTGTGGACGAGTCCGGCGAGAAGGTGGCCGTGGTGTTGTCCCCTGCTCCGCAAGGTGGGCAGGACCCGGACCTCGGCGACGGCACCACAGACGACAGTTCGACCTAGGTCCTGTGCACAGGACCAGGAGGAGGAAGTAGTGGGTGGTCAGAATTCCTACCGCACCCGGATCACGATGGATGACTGGATGCGGGAGATGGAGAAGCGGATGCTCCGTGAGGAACGGCGTCCCCTGATCCATACGGCTGCGGACATTCTGGGGCCTGGGATCGCGCCGTACACAGCGGAGATCCAGGACTGGTCGGGTTCGGCCAGCCAACTGAACGGCTTCTACTTCTCTCGGCCCGGGTCGATCAACTCTCCTGACGACACCGAGTATTGGATCGGCCAGACCCAGGGCACCACCGACGGCGCCGGGTATGAACTGGTTCACCAGTTCGACCCGATCACCGGCAACATCACCGGCGAGGAGTACATCCGGTACTTCTACACGCCGGTCGGGGGCCAGCCCATCTACACCGACTGGACGGTCACTGGCGGTGCCGGTGGCGCGGGACCGACTGGTCCGGCTGGCGGCGACTTGACTGGCACCTACCCGAATCCGCAGATCGCGGGGGAGACATTCTCCTTCGCCACCGGAACCACGGTCTGGTCCTGCACCCACAACCTCAACAAGTTGTATGTCCAGGTGTTCACCACCGACGGCTCCGGTCAGGAGATGTTCGGGGACGTGGTGCACGTCGATGCCAACAACGTCCAGATCCATTGGTACAACCCAACGACCGGGGTAGCCCGGGTCAGCGCCTAGGAGTTCACGATGCCCACCTTCCTCGCCCAGATCGACGCCAGCCGGATCCCGATCAAGGGTCTGATCCCGGAGCAGTCCGCCACTGCGCTGGGTACTCCGGTGGAGGGGCTGATCTGGCACGACACCGCCAACAAGCAGGTGAAGATCTATCTGAACGGCGCCTGGGTTCAGATGGACAACGTGTCCGGTGGCACCGCTTCCAACGTCACCGACGGCGACAAGGGGGTCATCACCGTCACGTCCGGGGTGTGGAACCTGGACGCCTCCACGGTCGGGTCGACACAGATCGTGGACGGTTCCATCCAGGCCGGGGACATTGCTCCCGGGGTGATCCCTGTGGTCCCCAGCAGTCTGCCGCCGAACGGTGCGGCTGGCGGTGACCTGGGCGGCAACTACCCGAACCCGACGGTGTTGAAGGCACAGAACAACTTCGCGGTCCAGGGCGCCGGACAGATGACAGCGGCCACGCTGACCAACACCGGGCCGAACGGAGCGGCGGACTCGTTCAAGGCACAGGTCACCGGTGACACCCAGCCCCGGCTGGATATCACCGCTGGTGGTCTCCTCAACTTCGGCTCCGGAGCAGCGGCCCCGGACACCAACCTGTACCGACTGTCGGCAGACAACTTGAAGACCGACGACACGCTGACCGTCGGCGGTGGTCTGAACGTGACCGGTGTGGTCGCGTTGAACGCCCAGAAGATCACCGGGGTGGCCGACCCGACGAGCCCGCAGGACGCGGCCACCAAGAACTACGTCGACCTGACCGCCCAAGGATTGGACGCCAAGGCGTCGGTCCGGGCGGCGTCCACCGTCAACGTGAACACCGCCACCCTGACCACCCTGGACGGGGTGACGTTGAACGCCGGGGACCGGGTGCTGTTGAAGGACCAGACCTCGGCGTTCCAGAACGGTATCTACACCGTGACCGGCGGGGTCGCCACCCGGGCCACCGACATGGACACCTGGGGCGAGGTGCCGTCGGCGTTCGTGTTCGTCGAGCAGGGCACCGTCAACGCAGACACCGGCTGGGTGTCCACCGCCGACCAGGGCGGCACCCTGGGTACCACCCCGATCCCCTGGACTCAGTTCTCCGGGGCCGGGACGATCGTCGACGGTGCTGGTCTGTTGAAGACTGGCAACGTTCTGGACGTGCGGGTCGACAACACCACCATCGAGATCACCTCCGACATTCTGGACGTGAAGGCGGGCGGGATCGGAGCCACCCAACTCGCCAACGGGGCGGTCGACCTGACCAGCGCGAAGGTGACCGGCACTCTGCCGATCGCCAAGGGCGGCACCGGTGGTGCGACCGCCTCGGCGGCTCGGGTGGCGTTGGGCGTCCCGGGCTACTTCTGGGCGGTGATCCCGGCGATGGCGACCCCCGGCACCTGGACCACGGTGCCCGGCATCCCGTATGTGGCGTCCGGGATCTACGTGGTCACGTTCGCCACCTACGGCGGGTCCACGTCTCAGGGCGACATCTTCCTGGACTGGCGGATCACCGACCCCGCCGACGTGTTCCAGGTGAAGGCGGACGTGGCGATCGCTGCGAACGCCTACGCCGTGTCGGTGATGGTGGGCGGCGTCTGATGCCACTGTTCGCGTCCGCGATGCGGATGCTGCAACTCGCGGTCACCCCGGCGACTCCGGAGGCGGGGGCACAGTCGCTGTACCCGAAAGCGGACGGCAACTACTACGTGCTCGACGCTTCCGGTGTGGAGCGTCCGCTGGTCCCGCTGCCGGACAGCCTGCATCTGAACGCCGGGTTCGACGGCACTGCTGCGTCAACGTCGGGTGGGTTCTGTCAGACCGGTGGGGTGGCGTCCCGTCCGGTGCCGAACAACTGGGGGTTCTCGTACTGCAACGGAACCCCGAACTACACCTCCGACTCTGTCACCACGGTGGACGGGACCGGGGCGTCGGTGTCGACGATCTTGAAGGTCGGCGACGCCCAATGGATCGCGTCGTCCAACTTCGCGGCCAGCGCCGGGTCGGTGGTCACCCTGTCCATCTGGGCACGGACCTCGTCTACAGCAGCAGGCGGACCGCGCCTGTCGTTCGGGTTCATGTCGGCGGTCGGCCCGCCGACTGTGCTGGACTCGGCCACCCACATGCAGACCCAGATTCTGTCGTTGACGACGGCCTGGCAGAAGTTCAACGTCTCGTTCGTGGTTCCCGGCTCCGATGACACCGGTGCCGTGGCGATGCTGATGGACGGGAACTGGGCTGGGGTGAGCCGGGGCGGCACTCTGTGGGCCGACAAGTCGTCGTCGTCGATCCAGACCGCACCGGCTTCGACGGTGCCAGTCGGCACGGTCAGCATGTACGCGGGTTCTGTGGCACCGGCTGGCTACCTGATCTGTGACGGGTCGGCGGTGGCGCAGGCCACCTACCCGGGCTTGTACGCGCTGATCGGAACCACCTACGGCCCAGCGGCCAGCGGCAACTTCACGTTGCCGGATCTGCGGGGCCGGTTCCCGCTCGGGGTCGGTACCAGCCAGCCGTCTGGTACTGCCCGTGCGTTGGGGGTGACCGCCGGTGCCGACCAGGTCACCATCGGCGGCACGAACCTGCCTGCCCACACCCACAGCCTCGACGTGGGCGGTGGCACCGCCGGTGTCGCCAACGCTGTCGTCCAACGGTCCACCGGCTCTGTGGTCGCCACCATCACCGCTCCGGTCGGCAGTGGTCCCGGCACATCGGCACCGCTAGCCAACCTGCCGCCCAGCCTGTCCCTGAACTATCTGATCAAGACCTAGCCATGCCCTACCCTGCGAGAAGTCCTGTGCACAGGACCTGAGAGGAACCGAGATGCCGAGTTGCTGCCAGGGCGCCACCTGCGCCTGCAAGATTGCTTCCGCTGCCGACGGGCACATGTCGGTCACCGGTTCGGGTTCGGCAGGCGACCCGTTCCTGCTATCTGCCGACGTGGCGTTCGCGGTCAACGACACCGCCCAGTTCGATCTGACGTTGACCGGGACCGGTGACTCTGCCGACCCGTGGGTGCTGTCGACGGCGTACGCGGCGACCGCGAAGTTGACCAACATTCCCGACGTCAACGCTCCGGCTCCGACCAACGGCCAGGTGCTCGGGTTCAACACGGCCAGCAACCAGTGGACGGCGCAGGCTCCGACGACGGCCCCGACCGGGGCGGTGTCCCACGGTCCGGCGTTGACGGGTGACGGTTCTGCTGGGAGTCCGTTGACGATCGTCCCGGACGCCTCCCGGCTGGTGCAGACCAGTGCCAGTGGGGTGGGCCTGTCTGATGCTGGGATGGGGGCGGTGGTCCGGCACTTCGCGGACGCCACCGCACGGGCGGCGATGACCCCGGCAGCGGTGTTGAACAGCCTGTCGATCCTGGCCTCCAACCCTGGGCACGTCGACTACTACGACGGGTCGGCATGGAAGCCGCTGCTGACCCAGGTCACGTTCATCCCCCCGTCGCCGGTGTTCCTGCAGATCAGCGGCCCGTACTCCGGGACTCCGATCACTATCAAGATGGTCCCGGTGAACGCCACCGCCGACTCGTCTGGTGTGTTCACGGTGTTGGGGGCGACCGACTTGACCGGGTTCGCGGGTGTGTTGTCGCTGTCGTTCCAGGAGACCGGCACGGCAGCGCAGGTCGCGGTGCTGGGGACGTCCGGGTCGACGGTGATCGGGACAGTGTTCAATCTGATCGGGGGTGCCCCGGCGGTGGGCGCGAACGTTACCGGCTACGTGACGGCGTACCTGTACTAGTCCTCGCTGTTGAGGACCTTGTCCACGGCGGCGAGACCGAACGGGTCCTTGTAGTCGGCGCGGGTGTCGCCGACGAACCGGACTTCGGCACGGCCACTGCCGGTGTAGATGACCTGTCGGATCCGGGGGTCGTTGACTGCGTCGAGGATCGGGACCAGCCACTTCGAGGTCCGTGGATCGAACGTGATCCGGCGGACGAACCCGTAGCCGTCTGGTTCGCCGGGCCTGATCTTGAACATCCGGCCTGTGTTGGCGACCTCGTTCATGAGTTGGGTTGCTGCCGGGATCAGTCGGGTCATTGGTGTCTCCTCACCACAGGGATGGTTGGTCGTCGGGGTCGGGGTCTGGTATCCGGGACACCAACTCGTCGGCGAGGATCTGCCACAGCATCCGGTCTGTGTCGTTGTTGTCGGGGTTGTTCGCCTGCCGGGTGAACCAGGCGTGCTGGGAGAACAGGGAAGGGCTCCGGCCTCGGAGTCGCGCCCGGAGTTGTTGCACCTCCACGGCGTGGTGCAGCGCCCAGTCTTCGACCTGTTGCTTGGTGCCGTGAGGGGATCGTTCTCCGCAGGTGCAGGTCACCTGGTGGATGAGTCCGCCGAAGTAGTGGTAGGTCGCTCGGTGCAAGGCAGGTCCTGTTCACAGGACCTGGTCGGACAGGGACAGCATGCCGACGACCTCGCCGACCAGGTGTTCGTCGACCTCCGTGAACATCACGGGGCCGGTGAACATCATGGAAGCACCGGTCATGAACTGGAAGGCGCCACGCGCACGGGGGTTCAACTGTCCGTGGTCGTTGACCAGGTAGGACGCGGTGCACTTCGGGTGTTGGACGTGCACAAGTACCCCATCTGTACGGAGCCGAAGAGTGGCTCCGATGTTGATGGGGTTGTTCCCGTGGACGATCTCCAATAACCCTTCGGGCGGAACGATCAGGGCGTGTTCGGCTGGCATGCGGTTGCTCCCGTCATAGATGGTCGAGACCGTCGTCTCAGTAGTGAGGGGTGGGCACCGCCGCCCGGCATGGGGCGGGGCGGCGGTGTTGGCGGAACCCGCCAACCCTCCCCGTCACGCCGTGGGGGGATTCGTCGCTCCGGGAAGGGACCTGGCTTTAGTGTGCACCTCTTGCTCGTGATGCCGTTTTCCTAGATGGGACGTACTTCGAGACGGTCGGATGCCTTGCGGTCGAACTCGACGTGTCCGCCGTTGACGTGGATCCAGCGGATATGGAACTTGCCAGTGGATCCTTCGACCCCGGTCAGCGCGGACTTGGCTTCGTCTTTCATCTGGGCTGCCTGACGTTCCAGGTCCAGCGCATCCCGGTATACCTGGGCTGCGGTGACCACGTCCGGGTCGTCGATCAGGCCGGACGCGGTCAGCGCCTCGTAGGCACGGCAGTCCCGGAAGTGTCCGCAGGTGGCCTGGCAGACCGGGATCGCTGGTTCCTTCCTGGCGGTCTCACCGTGGAGGTAGGCGTAGACCAGGTCGTCGACCCAGAACCCGGCCTGGGTGACCACGTCCGGGGAGTACGGCTCCATATGGCAGTGGGCTCGGCGTTCGTCTCCGCCCCGGTCGACCCACACGTTGGCGACTCGGACGTCGTCGAGGGTGACGCCGGGGTCGAACAGCCCAGCGAGCCAGGCACCCAGGGCGTAGCAGTGGCGCTGGAACTGCTGCTGCTGGGACGGCCCGTTCCGTTCCGCCACGGACAGACCCCGGGAGGTTTTGACGTCCAGCAGGATCCCGGACGGTTCGATCAGGTCGGGGTGCCCGGTCAGGGTGTAGTTCCTGCCAGACTCTCCGGTCAGGTCGAGGGTGACGGTGGCCTGCCGGATCGCGGTCGGCCACAGTTTTGCCACCACCGCCTGTTCGACGTGGTCGCCGATCGCGGTGCCGAGGAACGCGGGCAACTTGTCGGTGGGTGGTTCGGGGATTCCGGCCAGCATCCGGCGGACCTTCTCGCTGCAGTAGCCGAGGTCGGAGATCCCGATTCGGAAGTCGGCAGACTGTTGGCTGCGTTCGGAGTAGGTGGAGGTCTGCTGGATCGCGTCGTAGACGGCGAAGGCGAGCGCCTGCTCGTCGTCGTCCATGAACCGTTCAGACAGGGCGGAGTCGGTCATCGAGCATCCTCCATCCGTACTCGCTGGCAAGTTCTGACCTGTCCTTGTGTGGCTCGTACCTCCGATGTCCCGAGTCGGTGCGACAGGACTCGCCGGGTGGTGCACCGCAGCGGGTGCATCCGAACTGGAGGATCACCTGCCGCCAGGTGATCATCGGCCTACCCATCGGCATAGTGCTGCTCGTCGGTGCATTCGCAGCGAGTGGGGGTGTCGGTGTCGAAGTCCCAGGCTTGCCCGGTGCAGTTCTGGTGTTTGCCCTGGATGCATTCGGGACACCAGATCGGTGCCCCGTTCACGCCCCGACCTCCTGCTGGCTCGGCATCCCGGCCTGCTCCTCGGTGGCGGATTGCGTGTCGGTGACCTCGGTGGCGCCGAGGGAGTGTTCCAGATTCGCCTTCTGCTCGTCGGTCAACCCCTCGTCTGGTCCTGTGGACAGGACCTTGGGTCGGGGGACGACGCCCCGGATCACGTCGCGGGTGGAGCCCTGGTCATACAGGGACAGGCCGAACTGGTTACCGAGGTTGATGCAGCACCGCTTCAAGGCGTCGGAGGCGG